AAGGTTTCACAAAGTGTAACTAAACGGAGAGTTGCTCCTGTACAACACAATGAACAAGAGATTAAGGCTGACTTAATAAAGAACTTGAAGATATTCTTCAAAGCAATGATAGCCATTGACAAGAAGATAGCTGAGCAGCAGTTAAGGATAGACACACAGTTCATTGAGTCTGATGAGCTACTCGATGTCTCCCTTGACCTAGTGATAGCTAAGAAGGAGATGGAGAAGGCTCAGAAAGAGCTTAGGGAGACTATGGTGTACCAGAGCCCTCCTGAGCTTGGGTCGCTCTACACTGATGTCATCGAGATGTTTGGGATAGTACAGGAGAAACAGGAAGTAACTTACCTATTAACCGTTAAGCGTAGGAAAGAGGAATGGCAACGCAAAAACAATCTACTTTCCAAAATAAGACAACGAATAGCTTGGGTAATCGTGGTGGCTCTAATAGTGGTGGAGATATGGGCAATAATAATAGCGTTAGTTCTAGCGAGACAGCCTACATAAGCTTCCTAGTACTGCTCACCCTTCTATTCTTTCTTATCTTACCCTTTGAACTCTATCTCTATATTATCGTAAAGGACGCTGTTGCAGCGTGTAAACTTAAATGAATGATTTACTGAATCTACTCAAAGGTATGGCCCCTACTGTGGCTACTATGGTTGCTGGCCCTCTCGGTGGGGCTGCTGTGTCCGCATTGGCATCTAAGTTCGGTGTCTCAGATAGCGTTGAAGCTGTCGCTAAAGCTATCGCAGGTGATCCTCAGGCTGCTCAGAAGCTCCAAGAGCTAGAGCTTGAGTTCTACAAAACAGAGCAGAATAACTTGACTGAGCGCCTTAAAGCTGATATGGGTTCTGACTCATGGTTGTCTAAGAACATCCGTCCAGCTACTTTGATATTCCTCCTGTTTGCTTATAGCGGCTTTGCTGTCGGTTCAATCTTTGGTTTTGAGACTAGAGGTGCTTACGTGGAGCTCTTAGGGCAGTGGGGAATGTTAGTGATGTCCTTCTACTTCGGTGGTCGGACTATGGAGAAAATTGCAGATAAGGTAGGAAAGAAATGAAAGAACAGGTTATATTTGATATTGCTAAGATGATCGCTAGGACTCTAGCTTTCGTGATGGTTGCCATGACCACGACTTTGTTGGGTGCTATGTTTATGCCTAACAGTGTTATAGACAACAAGGACATATTCCCAATCATTGCCCCTGCATTCTCCACGATTGTCGGTGGCTTTATCGGTTGGTTGGCTGCTATCAAGATGAACGGTAGCGATGAGGAGAAGACTAATGCAGCTGAGTGAACACTTTACTCTTGAAGAGGCTACACATAGCGACACAGCTATCCGTCAGGGCATTGACAATCAACCCTCTACTCTCCAACTTGAGAACATGAAGGTTGCAGCACAGAAGCTGGAGCAACTGAGAGCCGTTACAGGCCCATTGAACATCAATTCATGGTTACGTCTACCAGCTGTTAACGTGGCTGTTGGAGGCTCTAAGGTTAGCTCTCACATGGATGGTTGGGCTATTGATGTCTCTAGCTCTAAGATGACTCCTTACCAACTATGTCAGGAAGTCAAGAAGGCTGGTATCAAGTTCGATCAGATGATCCATGAGTTTGGTCGTTGGATGCACATCTCCTTTGCCCCTGAGATGAGACAACAAGAGCTTACTATCTTCAAACCTGAAGGTAAGTACAAAGCAGGTATCCTAACGGAAGCTGAATACAAAGCTGCTTGATAATAGATACAATAAAGCCTCTAATGTTCCTTTTGAGAGCATTAGAGGCTTTTTGTTGTCCCTTGTCTATTGGAATAGTAAGGCTATGTTAAAGAATCCTAGATGGATAATCACCGCTGTGCAGAATTGAAACTTATCCTCCGCAGTCTCTATTATAGCTTCATCAGTTTGGACAATTCCTAGTACAAAACCACCTGACCAATCAAAATCTATCATCATGTCCAATGTCTCCAAGTGTTAGCAATAATGTGAGCGCAGGTGACCATTTCGACCACCCGCATCAGAACATAGATATTAAATTTCACAAGCGCCAGCTGTACAAGCTAGGGTCTGAACCCCTTCAACGTTGTCGGTGACTTCACGCATTTCGTTCCAGTCAATCGCTGTCGGCATCCCACTAAGAAGAAGATTATATTGGCTTTCGTCGATACTTTCATAGGGAGCCTGACGATAAGTGCCACCATCCATAGGTAAGTACGAAACACCAGTGATCTCATCGAAGTTCTCCCATGTCCAAGCGCCTACCTTAGGCCACTCATTCTCGTTAACTGAAATAGTCACTGAAGGCTTGTGCTCACACCAGTGACGTTGGAATGTCAACCACAAGTCCAAGTGTTCGATAGCTGACAAGTCCTCACGTAGACGAGCACCCTCTGGTGTCTTCATCGGGAATGAGAAGATAGTTGTTGACTCAGGCTTCATGACACAAGGCTCCCAAGGGAAACCAGCATTCTTCAAGAAAGCAGTGATTGGATCCTTGGCATCAGAGCGTACGCGACGAATGAAATAAGCGCTATGTTGAGGATGAATGCCGCTAGCAGTACCAGTGAGCTGGCTAACAGTGCCTTCGGGTTTGACACAAGTAATCGCAGCAGACACATTGATCCCAAGTTCAGCAGCAAGATGCTTATTAGTATCCACAGCAACATTCTTTAGCTCCTCAAGACGGGCAGGTAGTTCTTTATCGTAGGCGTCATTGAGCAAGGTATTGTCTAGGATACCAGTCATGGAGACACCCAACAAACGCTCTTCCTCAGTGTTAGTCTGCCACACCTTACGAAGGTACGGGAAGTTAGTCAAGGTCGATTGGAAGGTTCCCAAGATTGTCGCAATAGCGACTTTTTCTTTAAGAGACTCCAGTGTATCCCCCGCACGAACAATAACTGAGCTGAGGTTGCAAAACTGGTAAGGCCTGAGAATGATTTCAGAACAAGGGTTAGTACCCCATTCTTTACCGAGTACACGGCGACCATTCTTAGACGCTTGAATCTCCGAAGCATAACGGTTAAAAATTCCACGCTCACCTGAGTGACTCTCATAAATGTTGCTCCATTCCCGCATAAACTGGCCTACATCAGGCTTGACATCGTACACTGCTGAGTTGTTAGCCAAGGCCCGTTGACCATTGCCATCCCACCAGTTACCTGCTTTAGCCTTAGCCATGCGGTCATCACCCAAGTCAGACAGAGAGATCATCGCAGATCGACGTACTCCGCCGACAACAACAACTTCCCCGATCTTGCAGAGAATGTCATGTGCTTCAATCGAGAATAGTTTCCGACCCTGCGCTCCCTTGAACTTCTGTACGACATATTTGAAGAGATCGACCAATGGCTCAGGGCCACTTGCACGACCACCGAATGTTTTAAGGCGTGCTCCTTGCGGACGTACAGCAGAGACATCCCACTTAGGTACTTCACCAGCCCACAGGAGGGCGAGTACTTGACGGAGAGCCTTAGCCCATCCTTCTTTGGAGTCTTTAACGTGAACCACAGTATTAGACTCATAAAGCTTTTCAGGGATCTCAGGTAACTTGTTGACATACTTCTGCTCCACAGAGAAACCTACGCCTGTACCACACAGAAGAATGTACATAGCTTCATCAAAGGCCTTAGGGTCGTCAATGGGCATGTAAGAGCAGTTGTAACCTGCTACGTTCTGACGCTCTAGAGCCTCACCTGAGGTCATGATTGAGCGCATTGAGGGCATAACGTCCAAGTTAACCACAGCTGTCTCAAGACGAGCACGGAGCTCAGGTGTCAGTGTGTAGTTGTTTTTCTCTTTAAGTTGTTTCTCCATGAAGTCAAAGTAACGAGCTGTTGTCTCGCTCCAGTGTTCACGACGACCTTTATCGTCTAGGTATCGGCTATATCGGCTTTTTGCGATGTAAGTTTGGTAGGGGGTCATTGTTGTAGTTGTCATTTGTCTTGTTTTTGCTCGTATTTAGATAGTAAGAAAAGAATGGAATTAATTGCTTGCATCAACTGAAGCTGATCATGCAAAGTCATCCCAGTCAAGGGAGGGACAGGATTAGGCCATTTAGCCCTCACATTGTCCCAAAAAGGTGTTACAGCATCTTTCATGATGCTTTAGCCTCTTCCAGCTCAATTAGCTTCTCAAGGTAGTGAATAGCTTTTCGGAGGTCAGCTACGCCACCTTTGTCACGCCAGCGGGACACGTATTTTACACAGTTTCCTTCAAAATAGCCAAGGTTATTTGCGTAAATATAGTCCCAAGGCTGAATTTCTTTATCTTTGTAATGCTTTCCACTTACTTGCTTCTCGTTTGCAGAGGGGATAGTGTCAGGAAGAATGGGCGAACCCATGTTATATCCTGCCATGTATTCCTCAATTTCCTTGATTGTCGGTTTGCTTGCCATACTTTCTCTCCAAATATTCGATTGATAAGAACATCTCGTCAAAGTGTCCGTCTTCTACCTCATTCATGACCAGTAAGCCCCGCCAGTGACGGTTACTCAGCTGATCCATGTAGTCTTCATCATGTAGGTAATAAGAGCCAGCGACAACGTCCCATAGCTCCAACAGGCCAATAGTGATTAAAACCAACACCATTGATAAAAACAGGATGTAAGAACTCATGTACTTCCCAATCTTTTAAGTTAAGGTCATCGTAGGTCAGTAGGCCTTCAAGCATCGGGTTGTTGTTCACAGCCCTTGTGAGGCGGTGCTCATGATTACCCTTCAAGAACACCATACGAGGCTTGTACAGCTTCTGTTTGTTCTCTTTCTGAGCCTTCTGGAGGTTGTGTAGAGGGTTCAGTAGGGACAGCATCCCTGTGTTCCCTGCTGCTACGTCAGCTAGGTAGCGCTTACCTTCAAAGTACTTGCTACCTGCTTTGTCGTGGCTTGAGAGACTAGGGAAGTCCCAGTGATCTCCCAAGTGAACTACCACATCGGGACGGTACTCACAGATAGCTTTACCAGCCCAAGTCAAATGCTCTTGTGGGGCATCTGGTTTGCACTGAGTATCTGGAATCACTAGGATCCTCATTCCGACACAGCCTCAAAAGGAACTGTTTCGTAGATCTCAGGGTGAGCTAACAAGAGCTTCTGAAGGATCTCATCGTTCAAGCAGCGACCATACCCAGCCATAGGTTTATTAGTGTATTGGCAGATCTCGTTTAACGGGAATCTGACTGAGTAGTACACCTGTTCTTTGATGTTGTAACCGTAGTGCTTCTCCATGTTGTCCAAGATAGTGTCTAGGAGCTCCATCCAAGTGCCTTCGTGAGGCTCAATGATGACTGTGTGTACAGCTTTCTGATCTTCGCCAAGCTCATTGACCCACTCAGGTGTGTACATCTCAAATCCCCAGTAGCCATCCTTATGATCAGGCTCTGTACTAACGCTATTATCGACAAAGGTAACTGGTTGTGTCCACAAAGAAGTGAACTTGTCTCGAACTGCTTGCATAGAAGATTTTACATTATCAAACATTGTTAATCCTTTTACAGTTGTTGGTTGAATGATCTTATGGAAATACTGTTCTAGCGCCTTGTGTGCGTTAAGTGTCATTGAAGTCCTCGTCTATTGGATGATACACTACCCATTGGGTCTCAAAGATACCGTTACCGTAATCCTTAAGTACTTTAGATGTCTGCATCATTCTACACCCTAATCTAGGATGATCGGTGACGTAGACCTTGTAGCATCCATCAGTCCAATCAGGCTTGAACAGTGGTGGCTTATAGTGAACTACTATTTTGCTCATCTTCGTAGTTCATGTCGTCTTGGTATTTCTTAGATGCTTCAATACCTCTTTCCAAGGCAGTGATGATGCCTAATCGTAGAAGGGAATCACGCTCATCATCACTCATGTCGAATGTGTAAGTAGCGCTACCGTCTTCGTGCTCTTTAAGTAGTTTGACGTCCATCTGATACTCTCTTTCTACGTTCAATGATCCAATCATGAGGGATCGTTTTGTCTGCGTACATAAAACCGTTCTTAACACACCACTGAGCATAGGTTGTGTATGAGCCCTTGTTTAGCTTTTGATTGCTATTAGAGAATACAAACCTTATGTCCAAGTGTGGTTGTTGCCTTTTGATCAGCATGTGTTTCTTACGATCTGCGATTAAGAATCGTCCCTTAGTCTCCACGATGATCCCATTATCTAGCACAAAGTCAGGTGTGTACTGGTGTTCACTCGCTGGCTTAATGTACTTAATCTTGACCTCTTCGTAAGTGAAAGGAACCCCTGCTTCAGTGAGAGCCTTAGCGACATCTTCCTCCAAGCCGCTACGCCACCCATGCTTCAAAGCGTTAGCTCTTTTACTGCTTGTTACTTTTCTCGTTACCATTCAATTTAGTCCGTTCGTACTGGTGCATCAAAGAACCGAAGGCATCGACAAAGATCTCGTTATGGTCAGTCTGCCCCATAGAGAACATGATCGCATGTACAAGCTCATGGAAGAAAGTCTGCTCAGTGTAGTTCTTGTTCATACCTGTGCGTAAGTAAATAATCTGAGTAGTGCAATCACACTTGCCGTACTCACTCAAATCATCTACGTACTTGACTGTCCACTGGCATCCGACCAAGTAGAAGGAGCTTGGTATGTTTGGTTTGGTACTCGTCTTAACCACAGGAGCCCCGCATTTTCGGTAATACGCTCTTCGGTAAGACCAGCTTCAAGATATGATTTAACAACTGCTGCATACATTTCCTCTTCAGTTTTACAATCAATTAGAATCTTCTCTGCCTTCTTAGGCCCGATACCTTTCAAGCCGATGATGTTGTCAGTACGATCCCCTGTGAGCATCTGTGTGTAGAAGTTACGAAGACCTTGCTCCTCAGTAACGTAATACTCTTCATGCTTCACGAAGTTATAATGCCAACCTGAGCGTCGTAATGAATTGGCCTCTTAGCATCCTTCCTGTTCCCTTTGTAAGGCTCGGTGACTGCTATGTCGTTGCGATAGTTACCCCTACCAGTGATGTACGCTTTGTAGTCATCACATTGTAGATTCTGGTAAACGATCTCATTAACCAAGGCAGTCACACGGCCTAAACAGATAGCCTCATCAACGTCGTCACTAGCGAAACCTACTCGGTACACCAAAATGTCTCCGTCGATGATGGCTAATCTAGGACGCTCAAAGGGCGTTGTCATCGTCTTCCGTGGTAACAGCTTCTGGCACGTAAGTCTTGACTTCAGTGACCATGACTGTCTTCAGAGAAGGGGCATTGCCATGCTTAGCTGACATACGGTGAGTGTATGAACCCACGATAGCTACGCACTTAGAGCCGTTACCCAAGGCCTCGATAGGCACTTCCTTGAGGCTGTCATCTGTTGGCTTGAACAAGTACTTGCTCTTAGCTACGATGAAGTTACCCATAGCATCCTTGTGCTTGACTTTGATGCCCAAGCTTGTGAGAAGGCTTTGTTGAACTCAGCCATCCATTTAGTCCAAAACAACTCACCGCTAATCTTCACTGGTTTCAAATCGCTCATCTGGTTTCCTTACTTGGTTAGGCCGTAGCCGATGGGGTTTCCACTTGCGTGGGGTTTTGAGCAACTGCTTGCTCGTCAATCTTCTTCAAGAGCACGAAAGCGCCTGTCTTAGTTGGCAGCTCTCCGAGTACTTGAAGAATGAATTGTACTTCATTTGGTTCGAGATTTAAGTTCATGGTTTTCCTTTTAAAGTTAATGGGTTTCTTTCCAGTTTCTACCTATCTTGTATTCCCCATCGAGAGGACAGCGTAGCTTAAAAGCTACACCAGCTTCTCTGATGGATTGTACACAAGCTTTACCTGCTTCCTCAGCAATGTCAGGTGAGCACTCGAATTGTATCTCATCATGGACATTGGCAACGATCTTCACATCCCAAGCGTTAGCCTTGATTCTATCATTAAATATCACTAGAGCTTTCTTCATGACAATCGCGCCAGCGCCCTGTAGTAAGCTATTGAGTGCCGCATGTTCACTACGAACCCATATTTTACGACCATCAAGCCCGGGTACATAGCCCTCGGACGCATATGTGGATACCTTATCACGTAGACGCTGGAGCGCGGGAGTCCCTTTAAGAAAGGAATCGATGAGTGCTTTTCCAGCGGTACTACTACCACCGACAATCGAGCCAATCTTCGATGGCCCTGCGCCGTAGAGGAATGCGTAGATGAACGTCTTCGCTTGATCGCGTGTTTGTAAGCCAGCTGCTTTTTGATTAACCGTGTGGACATCCGTCCCGTCTTTAGACGATCCCTCACAGACAGTTTTGACATACTTCCCATCCTTCATGTAATGAGCCAACATACGTAGCTCTAGACCACTTGCATCACATCCCACTAGGACGTTACCTTCCTCAACAGTCCAGCACTGACGACACTCAGGGCCGTAAGGTGAACCAGAGTTAGGTATCTGTGCCATGTTGGGCTTCATGTGAGTCATACGGCCTGTTACAGCCCCGTTGGTAATGACTCTCCCGTGTACCCTTCCGTCCTTGCCTAAGACCTCTAACCACGATTCAATCTGAGCTATGCGCTTACCTAGCATCATGTACTCAGCTACGAATTGAGCTAGAGGCCACTTCAGACCAGCTAAGGTGCTCTCATCTACGATAGCTTGTCCGTTAGGATGACTGCTAGTAGGCTCAGTGAACTTCTTAGGCTTCCATCCTAGGCCAATGAGCTTCTCAGCTATCTGTTGTCTAGATGCAGGGTTGAACACCACAAGCTCAGGCTTGAGAGTCTTCCCTGTCTTCTCAGAGATGCGCTCTACCTCGTATGGAGGATACTCTTCCTGCATCCTGTCATTGATAACGCTCATCTTCCCCTTCAGCTCAGCCAGTAGACAAGTAGTGTGAATGGTATCGAGCTTGAAACCGTTCTTCTCTTGCTTGTTGATGATAGCTGCTACTTGGTGTTCGAGTTCAATGCTTTCCTGAGAGAAACACTTATCCACAACAACAGCTTCCAAGTGAGTAAATAGAGTCCGTAGAACGCTAACATCACGTACGCAATAATGCTCAAGAAGAACATCAACGGGCGCATCAAAACACTCACCAGCATAAGCCTCTTCACGGTTCACCATCCACTGCCACGTTGCCTTGTAGTCCAGCTTCTTCACGCCTAGAGTTTCTCCCCATGCGTCTAGACTGTGACCGCCCAGTCTCGTTGGCTCTAGCAGCCTTGACACTATCAACGTATCGTACGCTTGTTTCAATCCAATCTTCGTCTTCCATAGCTTGTTTAAGATCGGAAAGTCGAATGATATTCCGTTGTGAGCTGCGATCAACGTAGCGTCCTTTAAGTAGTCCCAAAGGCCTGTTGGAGCTTTCCATACTTTCACTTCCCCTGTGTCAATGTCCTGCGTAACAGCGAGATGAATGACGTCATGCGCCATGTTTGTCTCAATGTCGATAGCAATACGTTTCATTATAATTTACTTCAAGTTTAAGAACAGCCCGATCTGGGCAAAGGCGTAACCTATCCACATGATACCAGCACCCATGTCACCCTTGAGCCACTGTAGCGTCCCTACAACAGCGTATCCGATGCCAATAGTACCTACGATGATCATTTCAATCATAGTTCCTCCAATGCAACTTCTACCATGCGCCCAGTGTTCATATCGTACCTCAGTGAGCAAGCTGGCCCTGTGAGTCCATTGTAGCGGTTCTTAGCCACTGCTACCTTGGTAGTGTGACGAATTGTAGGGTCTGGACTCATAGCGTTACGCTCCAAGGTAATCACGGCATCGGACAGTTGAGCGATAGCACCTGAGCCTCGCAGCTGAGACAGAGAAACTGATTCACCATCCTCATGTCCTTTGTTCGATGTGCTAGGACGTTTCAAGTGTGACACACAAATGAGCGTGATACCTGTCTCTTGTACCAGTGTACGCAGACGAGTCATCAAGACATCAATAGACTTCCGCTCATCATTCCCGTCCATACCAGAAACAACGAGAGATATATGATCGAGAAACACCACACGGCAATCGCAAGCACGCGCCATGTAGCGGATTCTATTGAGAACATTATCGATGGCAAGAGAGCCGAAATGGTCAAAGAGAAAAACACGGTTAGTCCCAAGAGTAGCATCGAAAGCCTCCTTCAATTCTCGTTCTGTAACAGGGGTGTCTGGCAGATGAAGTTTTTTGTTTGCGTGTAAGGACATAATTGACCTTGCGGTTTTTCGCACTGACTCCTCCAAGAACATTCCGCCAACATTCCACTTTGTAGTTTCGAGTATTCGATAGAGGATTTCACGGAGAAACTGGGACTTACCAAGACCACTTCCAGCCGTGACTGTGATGAGTTCCGCTGATCGCAAACCATACAAGAGATCGTTGAGTCCTTTGAAGGGGTAGAAGGCTTCTGCGACTGGTTCAGGTGTAGATACGCTGTCCCAAAGCGTTGAGGCTTGGACGATCCCATCTGGTACGTAACTCTCAGCTCTCCACCACTGGTTAACGTATTCGCTTCCTCGTCCGTTAATGAGGTAATCACAGGCATCTTTGCACTCCTTTAAATGTTTAACTATCTTAACCTTGTTTCCGAACAGTTCAGCAACTTCCTTAGCTGCCTTCTGACCCACCTCATCGCCATCAAAACAGATCACAATGGCCTCGAAGCTATCTAGGTACTCATACTGTGCCTTGCAGTCTTTTAGAGCCGCTGAAGCCCCATTACGTATGCTCACAGTAGGCCACTTACTGCCTGTCATCTGGTAGCTTGCAAGAGCGTCTAGCTCACCCTCGACAATGGTGATGTACTTCCCGTTCTTTTGGAATAGATTCTGTCCAAAGAGTGTAGCATTGGTGAAATTCCCCTCAATGGAGAATTGTTTGTTAGCTACAGATCGAACCTTTTGTGCTACTTTAAGACCAGTTTCATCAAAGTAAGGGTAGTAGTGTTTATTGTCAGCTTGTGTAACACC